ATGACCACCTACACCACCCGCAACGAAGCAATCCAGCGCGAAATCATCGAACCGCTCGGCGAGTACGCCAACGAGCACGACGTGGACACCATCGCTGACACCCTCATCAAGACCGAAGGCGAAGGCTTCTGCCTCGACGAGGACGCCGACTTCTGGGCCATCGTCGAAGCCAACGCCCTCTAGCCCAGCAGCCCGGACGGTCACCACGCGGGGGTTCGACTCCCCCGCCGGGCACCAAGAATCACCACCCGCCAGAAAGGAACCGCCATGACCACCATCGACAACCTTGCCGAAACCCTCCACTACATGCTCGACATGGACACCGACGCAGCTGAGGACGCGCTACGCACCTACATCACCCAACTCGAAGAGCTAGAGGAGCGTGACATTGACGAGGACGAGCTCAGCGAAGAAGATGCTGACTTCCTCATCGGTGCCGTGAAGTCCGCCCGCAACGCCGGCGACCTAGGACAGCGCCAGCTCGCCGCCCTCGAAGAAGCAGCCGCCGACTACCAGGACGCCGCTGACACCGCCGACGCACTGCGTAGCGAGCGCGACAAAGCAATCCGTGCCGCCATCGCCGCCGGGGCCAGCCAGGCCAGCGTGGCCCGCGCCGCCGGAGTCTCTAAGCAGGCCATCAGCAAGATGGTGCAGCGCTAATGCACGTCGGGGACAAAGACGGGCATGGCCGGTACGGCGTAATCGACGAAACCCCTGACGGCCTCCTATGCCATGAGTGCGGCAAGCGATTCAAGCACCTCTCTACCCATGTCAGCCTGGGCCATAAACTCAAGGTTGCCGACTATCGCGAGCGTCACGGTCTACATGCCAAAAAGCCCCTTGTGTCCCAGCAGGTTCGTGGCAATATGCGGACTTCATGGGAAAAGCACTCCAGCAAGCATCTCGCGGACTTGGACGCCCACCGCAACCCGCTTAAAGCAGTGGAGGCGTCGCGTGAGAGTAACCGGAATCGGTCTGCGGGGGCGAAAGCGGGACGTGCGTCTGCTCTTAAATCCCGGCGGGGGAGGCGTCTCACGCAGCAGGAAATAGATGTATTGAATGCTGCTCCTGGGATACCTGAGTGGTCCGAGATTGCGCACAAGATTCTAGAGGATTCTTCAGTGTCTGTGCGCTCACTGGCGGAGTCATTGGGAATGAAGCACGTGACTGCCCATCAGCGCCTTAAGCGGTATAGGCCTCCTGGATGGGAGTCGCGTGGTTCGGGGAATTTCTTCCCTGTGACAGAAGCCCCCTAAAACGCAGAAAATGACCCCCACCCGGCATAGGGTGAGGGTCAAAACTTCAAAGACTTTCACAAGTCTAGTTGGTGTCGGGGTAGGTGCTAATTTTCCACTCGGGGTACGTCATCATCGGCGGCGGCGGCAAGGTGATGTCCTTTTCCACGGCCCAGAACTGTAGTTTCCGCCAGTAGGCGGCTACATAGAGCTGATACTCGTGGTGGATCTTGTCCTTGGCGCGTAGCTCCCCCACCTCCTCGTCGAGGCGTTGAATCGTCTCCTCCATCCGGTCGAGGCGGCGCGCATCACTGGCCTCATCGGCGGCGATTGCAGCCTGCTTATGCCTGCTCAACGCCTTCGAGGCTGCGCCTATGATGCCGCCGTAATTCTCTGCGGCCTTGGAGAATAAGCCCGATACGACGGCGAGGATGATAGCGATGGAGAGGAAGAAGCCCAGGGGGTTCTTAGAGCCGGAAAGGAACGTGAGGATTTCGTCAATCTGCACTATGCTCCTTCCGGTTTTTCGCGACTGCCATGCGTACGGTGAGTGCCCAGGCGATAACTCCCCAGATGAACGCGGCACTGAGGTACAAGGTGAGATACCTCCAGTCATCTATCGTGTCGTCCGCATACACATTGTCCACGACCATGAGGGCGAAGGCGATGTAGATAGCTGCCGACAGCATTGCGCCCGAGCGGACGATATTATCCCGGTGTGCCACCAGCCCAGCGGTGATAATGAGAGCGGCGATAATGCACGCCAGCCCCCAGGCGAAGGCGGGGCCGATACTGTCTATCTCGAATACGCCGGTTCCGGGGCGGCTGTCCCCGAAGAGGTAATCGAGACCCCGTGAGGCCTCTTGGAATGCGAGCGCGGCGATAATGAGACGTAGGGTGCGGGTCACGGCGCTACTCCCTCGCTGTGGTCGGCCCCGTGTAGACCGGCAGCGTGGGCGGGGCCTGCTCGGCTTCTGCGGCCTGGGCCTGCTCGGCAAGGCGGCCCTCCATAGACGGGGTGACACCATCAATCGTGAGGCGGTTGACCAGCGTGGTGAGGATGAATCCCACACCACCGGTGACGAGGATGAACCACTCCGGGGCGTCTGCGAGGTAGACGGGTAGCACGCCAGCCAGCCACGCCAGGGCCTGCAGGATAAGCATGATGGTGCCCTTGTAGCGGAGCCACCACGGCTGAGCCGTAAGCTCCGCCGCGACCGCGCCAGCAACCTGCTCCCCCACCTCAGTGAGGATTGGTGAATACCGGGTCATCGCTTGCCTCCTAGGAGCTGGTCGAGTTTACGCTCAATACGGACAATCATCTGGAGCATGTGAGCAAGGGCGTCAACCGGGGTAATCCCCTTCCCCTTCTCGTTCAGCCCTAGCTGCTTCCAGCCGGGGTACGACGCCTCAATGTCTACGGTGCCGTCCTCGTGGACGACCTTGTCGCGCCCTCCTGTTAGCTGCTGTCGAATGTCCTTCACATCCGAGCCAATGGGGTCAGTGATGCGAATATCGACGTAGCGCTTGGTCTCCTCGGTTTTCCGGTCAATATGGTCGAGGATTTTTTGGATGTCGGCCATGCTTAGCTCCTCCTTCTGCTGTCCTGTGAATAGTGCTTCCAGCTGTGCGCGTGTGCCCCGGTAGGCGTTGATGTCTACGTTTGGTCGGCCCGCTACGGTGCCGCGAGACCCGTACTGCAAAAGGTCTGGCTTTCGGTCGCCTAGTGGGTAGTCCCAGCCGGGGTGACGGTCGCCGCCCTCGGCCGCGTACAGGCTGCGCGGGTCACCCACCCCGTTATGCAGCCCGTAATTGGACACCCACAGGTAGCCGAGGCCATTCATGGACGGTTCCCCGCCGCGCATGTTCTCCCAGTACCAGCGGCCCGTGTAGATACCGGGCACGTGGTAGCCGCGCCGCTCCAGCTCACGCTTCGCATCCCAAACGTCTTTCTCCACGAGCAGGTAGCGGCGCGGGTCACCGGCGGGATAGTTCATGTCTACGGATTCCACGTCTATCCACACGGGCAGGTCGCGGCGTCCTCCCATTTGCTGGTCGATTACATCGACCTGCTGGGCGATGCTGGTGCCCTCGGATGGGGCGCGCAGGTACCAGTAGGTGGAGACGAGCATTCCGGCCTGCTCGGCGTCCGCGAGGTGAGAGCGGAACACCCTATCTACGTGGGTGCCATCGCACAGGCGAATGATGGCAAACTCGATACCTTCCTGCTTGGCTCGTGCGCAGCTTAGTCCGTCGTTGTGCTCACTAATGTCGATGCCAAACAAGGTTCCTCCTGTGGGTCGCGGCTTGGTCTCCTTGGTGGGCTGTGACTCGCCCGGCCACTTCGCCCCACACAAGACTTCCTGCGGGTCAAGGATTGTCTGCCCAAGCACACGACGGGCCGGGGCCACCCATGAGTAGCGGTACACCTCAATGTGCAGGTGAGGCGCGACACCACCGTTGGTGCTCGAGTCTGGATTAATGCGCCCGATACGCTGCCCCTCCCGCACCTTTTGGCCCACACTCACCTCCGGGATGATGTGCCCATACACGGACTCGTTGCCCCCAACACTGGCGGGGTGGTCAACACGAATCCACTGCCCGAAACCACTGGCCGGGCCTGCCGCGATAACGGTGCCGTCCTTGATTGCGTAGATGGGCTTATCACCCGCGCCGCCAGCCACACCGTAGTCCACGCCGTAGTGAGTCGTGCCCCAGCGCGACCCGTACGGGCTGGTGACAACGAATCCCTTGGGCACTGGCATTGTGACCATTTTCCCTCCTTTGGGTATAAGAAAAGCCGCCTCGATGGGCGGCGTGTTAGTTAGGGGTTGGGGTTAGAGTTGCCAGGTGACGCTACCTGTGTAGGTGTTTCCCGCCATGGCCCCCATGGTGTTTGTGCCACCAGTAGAGGTGACGATTAGTGTGGCGACGTCACCTGGCGTGCGGGAATCAGTGAAGAGAAACGAGCATGCATCATTTTGTGGACGGTACGCTTGGGGGATTGCGTTACCGGGGACTACCCATCCACTGATATTGGTGGAGAATTCCAAGTTCTTAGCGTAAAGAGTCGCGGTAAACCCCTTTACCATCAACTCTAGCTGTTCAGCGGTGACCCCTTCGCGTAGCTTGCCGCGAAGGTCGATAGACACAGGGGTAAACGACGGGAGGTTGGATAGCTCTACGGGTACCCCGTCGGCATCGACAACCACGCGCCCATCTACTAAGTACGCTTTGTCTGTAGAAATACGCTTCATCATGCCCTCCTAGATAGGCCGGTAGTAAATACCAGTGTGGGTAAAATTGCCGGTCATGGTGACAGTGGTTTCAGTAGCATCCACCGGCACAGTCACAAGTGTGGATACTCGACCCGAGCCACCCGCAGGCGTAACCTTCCTCGTTGAGGTCACATCACCACTAGGCGATTTCACCGTCACCGTGCAGGTGATAGACGCGCCGGGTGTGGTCTTCACCCATGCGGACAGCTCATGCGTCACCCCAGCCGTCAACGCGGTCGCATCACCGCTCAAGGTTTGAGTCCAGGACGAGGTAACCGAACCGGTTTCCGCCCCGGCCAGCATGTGCGGGGCATGCCCAGCATCAGCCACAAAAAGACCAGAGTAGGACACGATTTCAATCTGCCCCGCGTCGCGGCGCCGCACCAGCTCATCCAGCACACGCACCAGAGTGTCTTTGCTGATGTAGCCACTCTCACCAATCACGTTGGGGTGCATCATGAGGGCCATGCCGAAGCGTGGCGGCAGCTCATTCAGCCAGCGCTCCACATGGTAGAACTGGGCAGTGTCCATCACGCGGTGCTTTAGGAATGTGCGCATCTGTCCGGTGAGCGGGTGGTAGTTATCGGGCGCGTATCCGGCGACAGCGGCGTGATGCCCCCAGATGAGCTGTCCGGCGTAGGTATCAGCAGACTCTACCGGGGTCTTGCCGAAGTACCCGTCATAGCCGCCGTCGGGTAGGCCCGGTGGTGCCCACGAGTCAATAACGAGGCGTGGGAACTGGGCTTGTAGGCGCTTTTTGGAGCCGACGATCTGGTCGTTAATCGCGGCGGTGCCCTTCGCATCGGCGTGGTTTCCGCCGTGGTTCCAGACTTCACCACCGTTTGACAGGGCCCACGACTGCACGGTGGAGGTGGCTACGGCGTCGTTGTTAGTGCCCATGTTGTCAGGGTTGAGCATCTGTGACCACGGCAGGCCGCGTTCTTTCAGCAGTGGGAGGATGATGTCGCGGAACTGGATGAGGTGGTGGTCGAAGCGGAGTGCGATAGCTCTACGCCCACCTGTACCGACGCTGCCTAGGCGGCGCTTGCGGAACTCGTCTTCGAGGACGCGGTGGCGAAGCGCGTGGGATGCGTCCCCCTTACCTCCATCAACGCGTACCCATTCTTTCCACTCACCGCGAGCATTGGCGGAGCGGTAATACACGCCTTGGCCGGAGTAGGCGAAGAACATTTGAATCTTCGCGCCCGTCTCGGAGTAGCCGGGGTTCATCACCCGCAGGACACCAACTGGTGTGATGCCTGCTTCGTTCACGACGGAGTTCGGGTCACCCGCGTTATTACCGGCTGCCTTTCGCCACTCACCTTCCGGGAGAGTGTTCCAGTCAGTGCCGTGCTCAATAGTCCGCTGCCGCTCCGTCACAAAAGTTTCAGGCCGGGCATCGTACTGCCACGCGCTCCACCCATCCGTGCCGTAGTAGCGGTAGCGCACATGGTACTGGCCCTTGGGGTCACGCCCTATGTACCACTGGATACGAGCACGACCAGCCTCCATAAGATACGAGGTAAACACCGTGCCCATGTGCCCGTCCGGTGCACCCACCGCAGCAGCCACACCCGCATGCACCTGCGCCGTACCCGGCTTCTCATTATCCAAGTGATCCGACGCGGTCAGGTAGCGCTCACCACTACCCCGCTGCAACTGGTCAACAGAATTAGCCAACAGGGCCTTAATGTCAGCTATCGTCGTGTTTCCGACACGCATCATTTCGCGCAGCATGTCTTTCACCGCTGCTGATACTGGGATGGCGTTAATCACCGCGTCGTTGAACTTCGTCAACCCCGCGACGGTCACGAACTTAATTGATTCCGTCCAGCCTGGCCCTTCCAGATACAGGTAGCCTGGACCCTCATCGGCAGTAACGCTGAAAGACCCGTCCGTGCCGATGCGCACGCGGCGCGGCTGAGACGTAGTAAGACCAGACGAACCCACCGTATACACAGGGGCCTTCACAGTCGCAGTAGTAACTTCCTCGACCGGCTGCGTCGTAATATCCTGCAGCCGACCAGACATAGTAACGGGCATCAAGGTGTCCTTTCAGGTCGTTAAAAGCTTATGACAATCGGGTAAACAGGACATAAAAGGCTTTCCCCTCCGGGGTACCTCCCTGCCCGACAACAATGGCTGTCTCGTTAGTGGAAAAGTTGACGATTTGTGTAGTGCCACCCACTGAGGCCACAGCCTGGTTTGCTACGGAAAGAATAAGGTTGGCACCGGGTTCTTGAATTAGCTCCACTCTCCAGAGCCCAGGCTTAGGCCGCATATTCGCGCCAGACCGATACGCCCATCCATCACTCGGAGCGCGAACATCGACCACGTTGGCTTGGTAGCCACTTCCCGTGGTGGTTCCCTTGGCTACGGCTTCTACGAGGCCGAAGGGTCGGGCGGCGTTCTTCTCCAGGGCGGCAACTCTTTTAGACAGCTCGGTGGCACCAGCGTTAGCAGAGTCGGCCTTAGCCGCAACCTCCGCGAAGACTTTGCCCGCCTCATTACCGGTGTGTTCAGCATCAGTGATGAGTTGTTGGGCTTCGGTGCTGCCGTCGACGCGGTAGTTGGTTTCAACCTGGTCGCCATTGTTTGGCCTAATACCCATTGTCTAGCTCCTCCATGGCCTTCAAGCGCTCTAGGCGCATGGCCTCAGCTGCAAGTTGGGATAGCTCAAGTGCGGTGAGGTCAGCCAAGGTCTTAGGTGCCGGGGTTGTGGATTCAGCACGTGCCCGCTGCTGCCCTATGGGTATCCATGCCACCTGTTCGCCTGGTGTGCCGGACCCGCCGAGCGGGTCAAGCTTCACCGCCGGGCCAAGCATCAGCGTCACGTCATACAGGCCGGGGCGTGAGAACACGCCGGCGAGTTTGCCGGTGTGGCGCTCCAACCTAATACCGGGTGGCAAATGGCCCTCCACGATGCGCACACCACGCCTATCCGCGCCAGGAACAACCATGTCCATGATGTCCCCAACGTTGGCGCGCTCGCGGTCACTATCGGTATCGAAGTCCACCGCCCAGCTCATGGTGATGGTCTCCGGCTCCCCCACCTCGAAGCGCGCCCCAAGCTCATCGAAGACGTGGCGTGCTGCCCGTGATTCGTAGCCTTCTGGCACGATACCGAGGAACAAGCTCGCATAGGGGTGCTCCGACTCGGGCACCTCCGTCGGGACAATGTAGCGGTAATCCATGATTATCCTCCCTTAGTCACGGCCAGCCTGCCGATGACGGCGCGGATGTTTTCCTTGTTGGCCTGGTACAGCTCGCCTGGCGATGCGAGCGATGCATAGTCACCGATGCGCAATGTCCAGCCGACTTCCTGCCCCGGCTTCGAGGTCCACGTCAGGCCAGACACGTACGCGGCCCACACCACGCCCCACGCGGTGACACCGATGGTGTCGCCCAGGTCGAAATCGCGGCCTGGTAGGTACGGGTCAGGGCTGTCGATAGAGAACTCGGCCGAGATGCCGCCCTCGGTCTCCTGTTTCGCCTGCCATGCCTTCTGCAAAGAATCGACCGTGTTGGCCTCACCTGGCTTCGATATGGCGGTGAAGCGTGAACGCCCGTAGTGGAACTGCCTATTCCGATCTACGTACTCGTTGAGGACAAACAGGCGGTCGGCGGACATCTCCGCCGCCAGCTCACCCGCGCCCTTAATCGCCTCAGCAGCCGGGCCACCAATCACAGGGATTGCGGACACAGTCGCCGCCACCGCCGACTTGATACCAATGTTGACGACTTTGTTCACCATATCCGGCGATTTACCACCCACGAGGAACCGGTGGTCAGTGGACTTACGTACCTGCACGCTCGGCGCATCCATCAACGTGTACACCACCCACGGTTTCCGCCCGTCCGCATTACGGACACCAACGTCCGCAAACTCCGTCGTCGAGGTGATGAAATCATCACTGCTAATCGTCCGCTTCAACTGGCGGAAAGCTTGGCCGACGATGCCAGCAGCACCCGTGACTGTAGCCCTAGGGGCGAAGTCAATAATCGTCGTCGGCAACGACAACATCGTGTACTCAGGGAAGGGTTGGGGGTCACCCGGTAGCCAGAGCCATGCGAAGGGCTGCACACCAGCCGCCGCCCACGTCGCCTTAAGCAAATCCCACGCGTTATCCCACCGCGCAGAGACGACACACCACTCAGAGCGGTTACCCGACATGACCGGCGAGCACACCACCGGATGCATCGACGGGTTGAAGCCCCGCCACTGCTCAGGGCTGGTGTACTTATCCGTCCACGAAAACATCGACGCCAGAAGACTCGGCTGCTGGTAGCCAATCAAATTGCGGCCAATCAGCTTACGGCTCACCTTCTCGGCACTGCCGTCCTGGCGGTCCTCCCACTGCGCCTGAACCACCTTGCTGCGGTTCGACGGGTCAGCCCACAGCGGCAAATGCTTCAAGTGCTCCATCGAGTCCACGCCAGTGAGCTCCACCTCGGCGGGATTACCCTCAGGGTCGCCACCATGCGGGCTAATCTCAAGGATGCGGTAGCAGCGGCGGCGCAGACCAGGGCGCTCCACCACAACGTGCACAGCGCCATGAATGAGCGCATCAAGGCGTCCACCCTCGTTTAAGCGGCGGAGGTCATCGCGCAGAAGATAGTCCACCACGGGATTAACCACGCCGGGCGACACCTCACCAGGCAGGGTCATGGACATGTTGCCCACGTCCGCAAAAATGCCACCCCACTCAGCGTCTACCCAGTCCTCAATGTCGAGCACCGGCTCCCAATTCTTGTCGTACAGGCCGACGTACTGGCCGTGGGCCCGCATGACAGCCTCACGGGTCCCTTTGTGCTGCTGCCAATCAACCACAGGTCACCTCCACGGACTCAGATAACGCGGGGTCACCTCAAGGGTCATGCCCGCACCCAACTGGAAATCATTCTTCGTATGCGGCTGTAGGGTCTCCCCCACGAGGACACCACGAAGCGAGGACCAGGTGCCGGTGTCGACGTTGCCGTCCCCATCGGTGACCTGTCCTTGCATGCCGCGCTCTAAATCAATCCACCGAGTGCCCGGCCCAGTAGCCAGACTCATGCTTAAACCACTGGGTAGGGAGAAGGAGGTGGCTTGCCCATCCCACCGAAGGCGAAGTTTCGGGGGTAGGTCGCCCGGAACCGTCACAGTGACGTTACCCGTATATGTGGCAACACCACCCGTCCAGTACCCATCAAGGCAACGATATTGAATACTATCCTCAATAAGGGTTACGCCGGACGGGTCAAAAGGAACCTCCCCAAACTCCACCAAACGGACACGCGCCTCACGGTCACCACCATCACGCGCCACAACCTTCAGCAGGCCGTCCTCAAAATAGGACCACGAATTACGCCAATCACGCAGCGTCTCCATCACAGACCCATCAGGACCAGGGCGCACAACCACATCCAAAGAACCCGTGAACGCCGGAACCTTCATGCCCAGAACTCGGGAACCGTAGCGGGTGACGGACTCAGCCGAAGCGAAATCCACACCACCAACACCGTCACCGAAACCGCCATCCTTTAGCACGACGCGCTGCTCATCAGCCTCCGCGTCAAGCATGGAGTGAAGGATGAACTGCTCACCAGGGCGGTGCGGCGCGGTATACACCACCTTGTAGCCCGGCGGGTCCGGCAGCTCGTATCCCGAAACACCGGAACCAAACCTCACGGGATGGACCATTTACATCGCACCTCCCCTAGTAGTCGCAGCAACAGCCACACCAGTACGACGGCGCAGCTTGCTGATTTCCTCCGTGTTGATAGTGACCTCACCTTCAACCTTGTCCACGCGCTTTCGCAGCACTTCCTGGCCTTCAAGATTGACCACTAGGGTCATTCCCTGGTCACCATTCAGGCCACCGCGCTTAATCTCACGCCACTGGTCACCGTTGAACACAGGCTCCGGTTCATTCGATAGGTTGAACGCAATGCCGCCCGGCTTGAGCCAGCCGCCCTGGTCGTACACCGCGCCAGCGCGGCGGGCATCAATGACGGCCCCGACGAGGTCATCATCCTCGTGGATGCCGATCTGGGCCATACGCCCGTCGTAGTCACCGGTCGTCATCAGGTGCTTGTAGGAGGCCACCGGCGAAGCGTCCCTAGCCGCGACACCGGTCTTCGCTTTTCCGCGCTCCTCAACCAGATTAAGAATCGCCTTAGCGGCATCCTCACTACGCAAAAGCAGGGAAGTATCCACCAGTCCAGCGTCGGCACCATCCCACGCGGAAGAGAATTCCTGGAAAGCACCCTTAAGCTGAACCTCCGGCTTAGCAGCAGAACCACCACCGCCGAAAACACCGGTCTCATTAACCAGCTTCTCGGCAAGGCCCATCTGCTGTGCATACCGGCCAGGGAATGCGGACACCTGAACCTTCTGCGCGGCAGCGCCAGGCTCCATGTCCTCCCACTTGAAGGTGTGCAGCTGGCGGAAGAACATCGCAGCGCTCTCGTACGGGTCCATGCGCTGCCAGACCTCTCCCCAAGCGCCGTTATTACGCTGCTGGAACAGCCCAACTGAATCGTAGTCAGAGCCAACAGCATCGTGACGGTATTTGAGGGACTCAGGTACAGCTTTGTTGGCCCACATTTTCATCGGATTACCCGACTCAACAAGCGCCGTAGCCACACCGATCTTCGCGCCCTTAGCACCCACACCAAGACGCTTAGCCGCCTCAGCAATCTCACTCGCGAAGAAAGGCTGACCCCACTCCGCAGTCTTAGATTTCTTGGCCTCATCCGGAGTCACAACAGCCGGAGCAACCGACTTATCCACCGGAACCTTAGGCTCCTCCTTCTTCGCAGAAGTCGGAACCTGAACCTGCTTCTCAGTGATGATGGAATCACCCGACGGCAACCAATCCCCCGGCTTACCCAGAAGAATCTTCGCCAGCAGGCCACCACCAAGACCAGCCATATCCAACAAGCCCTCAGTGAAATGCTCCACAACTGACTTATCGCCCAGCTCGTTCGCGGCGGTGGCAATAGCCGCCTCCTCAGGCGACAACTTCACCGTCTGCGAAGCAGAACCAGATGATGCGGACTCACCAGTCACCAGAGAAGTATCAATCTCCCCGGTCTCCGCCATCGGAAGAATCTCATTCATCTTCGGCGGCACCGGAGGCTTATCCTTCAGCCCAATCCAATAACGATCCGTGTACTGCGAATGGCGAGCACCGGCAGCGGCACCACCAATCTGCCCGTTACCGCGACCACCACCCATCTCCACATTCGTCGCATGGCCATTAGCGTCATAGATTGTGCCGGACGTGTGGCCACCGTATGGGCCACCATTGAAGAACCCAATCTCAAACGCGGACTTCCCAGGCGACATACCCGACGAAAAGCCCATCTGAGACAGAACCTGGCCCTCATTACCGGTAGCGAACTTGCGGCCCGCAAGATCCATGCCGATAGCGAACGCCGCCAACCCAGACATGGCACCGGAGCAGTCACCCCAGTTACCCAACAGGCCACCGCCCCACACGTAGGGCGAGCCCTCAAGCGAAGCGGGGGCCTGCTTACCATTCACATTCTGCCCAGAAGCGAACGCCAAAAGCTCCTTGGAGGACACGACGCCACCATTAGCGAAATAGTGGGCGCGCATCGGAGCGACAGCTGAGTACGGTGCCGGGGTAATCCGCTCACCGTCCTTATCCAGCACAGTGAGCCCAAAAATATCGGCAGTCTTCGCCAGAATCTCAGTGGAGCGCTTGCGCTTCGACTTGGCTAGTGGGATGTAGGACTCGCCACCGGTTTCCGGTTCAGCCCACACCCGCCACTCACCACCCTTGGCGATTTGCGCCCGGTGGTCCTCACGTGTGCCGCCGTTGGCGTAGCGCTCCAGCTTGTCGATGCCACCATCCACATAGGCGCGGGTGATGCCACCTTCCACGAGGACGAGGCCACCACTGGCGAAGCCCATCATGCCGCGTATCTTGTCCGGCATAATCGAACCGATAGCGTTGCCCACCTGACCAAACATGGACTTGATGCCGTTGATTAGGCCGCTGATGATGTTCTTACCGGCATTCACCAGCCACGAGCCAGCGGAGGCGAAGACGCCCTTAATCTTGCCGGGAATCTCCCCGACAACACTGAGCATTTCGCCAATCTTGCCGCGCACCGCGCCCACCATGTTGCCGACAGAGTCAGCGAACGCAGACACAACGCCCTTCGCGTTCTCGAAGATGGACTTGAAGAGGCTCATCGCCGCATTGATAGCGCCGCGCACCACGTTGGAAATAGCGTCACCCATCGACGAGAAACGGTTCCCGATATTTGAGAAATTACCCGTCAACACATCAGCCAAAAGACCAGCCGCGTTGCGGAAGAAATCCCACGTGGGCTTAATAATCCCATTCCAAATATCAGAAATCAGAGTGCCCAGAGTGCGGAAAGCACCACCAATCATGGCGGTGAAAATCGGGGCCACAAACGACGCCACCGCCTGCACCACCGACATGAATACCGACAGGGTTGGCTGAATAACCGAGGACCACACCGTAGAGATGACCGTGCCGACGAACTGCATCGCCGTCCAAATCCCCTTCAACGCCCCAACCACAATCGTGCCCAGCACCTGGAATGCATCACCCATGAAGGACACAACCGGGGCAATCCACGTCTCATAGAACTGGCCGAAACCAGTCGTAAACGTGGCCCAATTCTCCGACATGGAACCCCACGCCTCAACAACGAAGTCCTTCAACGCGACCAGCTTGTCGCGGAAGAGCTGTAAGAACGTGAAGATGGGAGAGTCCGGGTTCATGCCCAAAGCTTCGGCGTAGTCAGTAGAGTCGCCAGTCTTCCAGAACTCCAAAGCTCCGGAAACAATCTCCTTAACGCGGTCAACCGCCCCGGTGACTTTCTCCACCGTGGCATCCCACGCGCCGGAAATCGTGTCACCAATCTGGGAGAACACCGGGCCGAAAGTAGACTGCGCCCAATCCAGGCCAGCCTTGAACTTCTCGACAACCCAATCCCAGCCGGCGCCGAGAGCCTCCGTGAAGGACTCCCACATCTTGCGGCCGGTCTCGGTCTTCGTGAAGAACGCCCACAGGGCCGCACCGACCGCAACAATCGCCGCCGTAATCCACGTAATCGGGGACTTCCACATCGCGGTATTCAGGAGATTCTGCGCGACAGTGGTCTCCATAATCGCGGTCTTCATCGACTTCATAATGCCGACGAATCCGCCAGCAGCCTTAAAGCTCTGCACCGCGTTATAAGCAGCAATACCGGCAGTCAAAGACCCCAGAGCACCCACAACACCCAGAACCGGTCCCTTATGCTCACCAATCAGTTTAAGCGCATCAGCAACACCAGACACCGCACCCTGAGCAATCTCCAAAGCCGGAACCAAAGAGTCAAAAACCGCCGTCGCAATAGGCTCCAGCGCCAACATGGCCTGATTCTTAAACTGGTCCCACCGCTCGGAGAAATCCGCGGTCTCCTCCGCCAGTCCCCCAATCGTGTCTGAGGTGGCCCCCGTCGCATCCATGAAATCATCCACAGACAACGTGCCGGTCTTCACCGCATCCACAAACTGAGCAGCACCACGAGTGCCGAAAATGCCGGACGCCATATCAATCGCAGCAGCATCATCACCAGCGCTAATCAATTCCTCAATTGACCCGATGGTTTCCTTGAGCGCTTCCGGTGCATCACGCCCCTCAGACGCAAACTCCGCCAACGCACGCTGCATCGACTGCAGAGTCTTATCCGCATCCAGACCAGCCTTATCCATCTGGCCCACAAGCGCAGCAGAATCAGACATCGAGAAACCGAACCCACGCAAAACGGGGCCAGCCTTCACCGCCGACTGCGACAACTCAGTAATCGTCAAACCGGTAGCCTGCGAGACTTGGAACAACTCGTCCAGCGCGCCCGGCATGTCTTTCGCCTCGATACCGAAACCGCTCATGGCCTTGGACACCTCGTTGATGTCCGCATCTACGCCGAGGTTCTGCAGCTGCATGAACTGCGCCGTCATCTCCTCAAGCGGCGCACCAGTCAACCCCAGGCGCGTATTCAGATCCGCAAGCGTCGAACCAATAGCCCCCATGTCAGAGCCGACACCAATGGACTCGCCAGCAACCTTGCGCATCGAATCCTGCAGCTCCTCAAAAGCAGCGCCACTAGCGCCAGTACCTGCACGAATCGTGTCATACGCATCATCAAACTGGGCACCAATGTCATACGCAGCCTTACCAGCCGCGCCCACAGCACCAACAACAACCGCGCCGGCAGCGGCAATCTTGCCCAGAGAGACCTCAAAGCCCTGGCCCTTACCGTCAGCATCAGCCGCGGCCTCACCGAACTCCTTGGTCGCACCAGTAGCCTCATCCGTCGCGGACTCCAGCTCCTTCTGCGCCGCCGCGAGAGAATCAGAAGCACGCTTAGACTCGGCCATGGCCTTCTCTACGCCCTGCTCCGCCTTCTCAACATTCTGCGCAGCAGTCTCCACGCGGGCGCGCTTATTCAGCACATCAGCCTCAGCCCGAGCCAACTGCTCAGACGACGCCTTACCCGACTTCTTCATCTCAGACAGCTTCGACTCCGCAGCCTCCAACTGCTTCGCCGCAGCCTGCGACTTCAACACCTCAGAGTTACGCTTCGACTCAGCAGCCGCCAGCTCCTCCGAGGACTTCTTCACACGGTAGTTGGCCTTCTCAACCCGCTTCGCCGCACCATCGGCACCGCCTTGAATACCCTTCTCGATGGAGTCGCCGGCCTTCTTCGCAGCCTTCGACGCCGGGGCCAAGAGCTTATCTTGAAGCTCCTTGTTGATGCCGGCGAGTGATACTGTCACCGGCAAAACGCCATAACCGGCTGCACCTGCCATGGGCTAACACCTCCATCAAAAAAGGCCGCACAGGGCTTACCTGGCGGCGTTAAACTTTCGGGCCTTCTCACGCGCCCGCTCCATCGCAAGCTCACGCTCCTTGGCGCGACGCTCACGCTTCAACTGCTCCCAACGCGGATGCTTCTGACCGTTCAAACTTGACCAAATATCCATCAATACCGATGACACTTCACTCACCGGAGGCCGGTCAGAAATCATGGAATGAAACAGCGACTCCGGCGGCAAATTCTCCGCAAGAATCAACAACCGCCGCAGAGTCATACGTGAAGCTCCCCCGTCCTCACGGTAGAAATCCCGGTAATCCAGGTGGTAGAAGCGCTGAAAATCGACCTCTACCAACTCCTCATGCTGAGCAATGAGGTACAGAAGCTCTATTTTCCCTGGCGGCGCTCACCCCACGCCGAAAACACGTCACGGAACTCATCAACCGACAGGCCAAGGTCCATCAGCTTAAACACCTGGTCCTCACCAATGAGCTGCTCCAACACACTCGGAATGTACTTCTGGGCATAGCGCTCATGGAACACGAACATCATTCCAGCGGGCGCGGCTTCACGAGTCCACCGGTCCTCAATCTCGATATCTTCACCGTTGACCTCGATGGTGAACGTAGGGTACTCCACCACCTCATCCGCTTCGCCGGTGGTTTCTTCGATGACCTCAGCCTGCGCCCCAGTGGCGTCCTTCGGGTCGATAGCGTCGTCGGTTTTCTTCTTGCGAGTAGTCATGGCAGACCCTTTCACATTGAAATTGTTGAATAAGAAAAATGGGCAGACCAATTGGGTTGAGGGGTAGGGGCGGTCTGCCAAAAATCTCCCCTACCCCATCGCATTACTGAGTAGCGCTAGCCTCAGTGTCAGCGCCGCGAGAAGGAGCCTCCTCCGCAGCGTCGCCAGTGGCGTTCTTCTTCTCGGAGAAGCGAATGACCTCCGGCAGCTCATCCGGGGTATCGTCACCCTTCAGGCGCAGGTAGTCGTACAGCGCGCCGTACTGGTCCTTACGAATCTCAGCCTTGAAGCTGATAACCGAAGCACCATCATCGTTTCGCTCATTACCGTTCTCGGAGTAGACGAGCGCCTTACGACGAGACACGTCAATGTAGACATCACCAAAGCTATTGGTGGTCTTGAACGCGATGAAACCCTCAGCGGGGTTCTCCGGCGCCATCAGGACACCCGGCTTGCCCTCCTTGAAATCAGAGCCAGGCCACAGCAGCGGGAAAGTAACGTCGTTCATTTCGAGGGCGTCGAAACCACGAACGTCCTTCTTGAACTTGTTGTTCAGCAGCTGCAGCACGCCGCCAAACGAGTTGATTTCAGTGCGGTCTACCTCTGGCTCCTGAGTGATAGCGGAACCATCATTCAGAAGGCCAACGAAAGACCAGACCTTCGGGTCGAATGACCCGTCAAAGCCGATCTTCGGGTCCTTTTCGGTGGACCAGTACACCTCGGCGTCCTTCCAGACATCAATCATCCGGGCGCGATCCGTTTCCAGGGTCTGAGTGCCCTGGCCAGTGTTAGGGGAAGTCATCCTCTAAATCCTTTCTTAGTAGACGCGGCCACCACCGTGACCGCAGCAACCCAGCCCTTAACGTCCTCATCCTTCACAACGAGGAATGGGCCGGGAGATATGCGAAAACCCCCAACACTGTGGGGGTTGAGAAGCCAGGCCTCAATCTCAGCGGCAACCCGCCGAACCTCTGGCTCATATTTGCCGTACACGTTGACACGAACATTCTCAGTCGATGTAGCACGACCCGAGCGAGGCGAACCATCACTCGACACCGTCACCACCGGGCCATCATCAACCGACCACCCTTGCGGGATAGTCGCGACAACCCTCATCGGCTTCGCCACCACACCGCGCAAAGCGCGGCGAATGACCTCCGGAGCATTCCGCTGAATGAAGAAATCCACGCCACTCACCTCTGGCTGTAGCGGTGCACATCCAGACCCTGCGACGCAGCAGCACGCGTCAACGTGCCATGCTTAGCTTGCATCGCCAGGCCCTTCGCATGCGCCAACGTCACCAGCGCGACAGGCCGGCCATTACGGTCAGTCTTCATCGTCACCGTCACCGGAACATCACCCTCAACCGCACCAGCAACCGCCTGCGCCTTCGACGCGAGCTGAGGGGCCAAAGCAGAAAGATTCTTCTTGTACCACTCATCCGGGATATTCAGCTGAGGTTTACCAACCTTAGCCATTAGCCCTCACCCCTCACACAATCGAAAACCATTGATGGGCGATGCCGCCGGTACACAGGGCGACGATGCTTAGACCAATCCCACGCGGTGATACGCACCTGGTAGCGCTTACCGCGAACAGTGACCTCATCACCATCAGCGACCTCAGTACCAGCCGGTGCCCACACACGCAGAATGTCTTTCGTGCCCTGCTTATCCTCATCCGACATCTCAGACAACGACAACGGCTGAACCGACTTCACCATGACCTCACGGTCAGGCCCGCCGGCCACGGGGTACCCATCATCATCCACACCACCAGCGGCACCATGAACGATTATCGTTTCGGCCACGCGTACACCTCCGGCCAGCGTCTGGGCGGCGGGAAGCATCCACGAGCACCACCCGGCATACACAGGCCAAGCTGGGCACGCTGCGCATCAGTCAGGCGCACACCGCCGAAACTCACGCTGTCCACATCGGCATAGGTGATACTGTCCGACTCCTGTCCAGTGGTGGAAGACACCGACCGCACGCCAGCATTAGGGCCAACGAGAATCGCCGCAGACGCCATTTCACGAATCACGCGCCGCGCCACAGACCCCAACCACGGCACCGTTTCCAGCTCCTGGTCAAAGTCACGGCCACAGCGCATGAACTCAACCTCAATGAGGTCAATGGCGTCCTCAATGAACACGCCTAGGCGCTTCATCTCCTCACCAGTCAACGACTGGGGAAGACGCTCGGCCACATACTCGGCACTAATCTCAAGCATGCTGCACCTCCCTCACTATTGGGTTGCGGCGATGATGTCCTTCTTCGACAAGCCCTTAGTGACAATCCCCAGGGACTCGGCGTACTTACGCCAATCATCAATCGACGCGGCACGAGCCGGACGCTCCACCGAACCGGCAGGCTCAGCAGCCTTAGGCTCCGGCTTCGCCTCTGGCGTGGGCTTAGGCTTCGGTTCAGGATTCTTCGCCGCTGGCTTCGCAGACGAATCAACCAGCGCACCACAAGCCTTAAGCCACCGTGCGGTCTCCTCATCCACCTCAACGACAGAACCCGGGGGATGCACAACATCCTCCGGGCTCCAATACTTCGCCAACGTGACCTTGACCATTAGGCGATACCCGTCAGCTTGACGACAGCCTTCGGATTGTCCACCGCGATAGCACGCTTGCGAACAAGGTCAGAGCGCCACGACATCGTCGGGCCACCAAGCTCAGACTGGCCACCCTCGGAGTACAGCGGCGTCGCGGTCAGCGGCATCGTATCCGACTTGAAGCCAACGCCCTGCGCCTCAAAGATGTACGCGGTGCCAGCCTCAATCAAACGCGAAGTAGCCACACGCAGCGTGCCAAACAGCTCAGTGGAACGCAGGCCACCAAAGATGGAATCACCATTCTGGTCAAGGAACACCGGGTTATCCAGAGCGGCGTCACCGATGTAGTACTTCTGAATCTGCTCATTACGAATCATCTTCGTATAAGAAGCTGGGTGCAGCAGAATCGTGTTCGGCTCGTAATCGAACTGGCGGTCAGTATTACCGTCCTCGTGAGCGGACTGCACCAGCTCAATCGCATCAAAAGCATCCTTTGATGGGTCGCCACCTGTCCACGGCGCAGACGCCTGAAGGGACGGAATCTTCGCTGCCTCAAACACCCCAAGGACCGCGCTAATACCGTGGCGGATGACTGTCTTTTCCAGCGCCTGAATATGGCGATTAACCTTGTCGACCTTGTTCTCGTTCTTCATTTCATACGAGATGCGGATAGCCTCACCGGTCTTAATGCCGTAGGCGGCACGCAGAGCACCAAACTCTGGGGAGGACACCGGAATCTCACCAAACTCGGCGATTTCCTCAGCATCGTCGGCAAGGTACAGGCCAGCGGCTTCATGGAAAGCCACGACGCCCTTGTTGTCTTCTGCCTGGCGGAAGAACAGGTCTTCCAGGAACTGTCCCTGAAGACCATCAATGACGCGCTGGGGGATGAACGTCGGGTCTTCCAGCATCTCGGAGACGGTCAGCTTCGGGCCGTCGTAGGCGCTAGTAATGAGCTCACTCATTCTTAATTCTCCTTCTCAAAAAATTGTTGGGTTAGCCCGCTGCTGCCGGGGCAACAACCGGGGTGACAAGGGTGGTCTTGATGGTCTTGCCAGCGCCAGGGCGGGCAGCAACACCAACAAGCAGGGAGCCAGTGGCGGACACCTTGCCATCAGCGGCGGCGTACACCGGCGCGCCCTGCTTAATCGCGGTGGCGTCACCATCAACCTCAAGCGGAACGGTGGCGGGGCCAATGTGGACGGCGACGATGCCCGGCGCGTCCAGCGCGAGGGTGTTAACTGGCTGCTCTTCCTTCGGCGCGAACGCGTTCTCAGTGACGGCACCAAACACGGGGCCGGCAGCGGTGGCGTGCTTCACACCGTTCTCCCCGACCTGCACGAGTCGGAACTTGGTGACGTCTTCCTCGGCCTTGTAGCTAATCGGGCCGGAGCGGAAAGTGGGATTCGACATGACTTCTCCTTAGTGAAAGTTCTTGCGGGAAAGAAAGCCGACCTTGTCGGCCTTCGCGGACAGGTTCTTCGACGGCTCCTGCTCGGTGTCCTTGCCGTAGCCAATTTCCGCACGTGGGATGGTGCCAGCGGGGTTAGAGCCGTAGATGTCGCGGGCTGCTTCGGGGTCGCGCTTCATCGCAGCAATCGCCTTGGTGCGGCGGGCGGCGGAGATGCGGCCTTCCTTAATCCAGCCGTCGACCTCAGCAATAAGGTCGGCTTCCTTCTGCTGCTCCATCGCCTTCCAGCCGTGCTGCGCAGCGGCCTTAAGCTCGGCGTAGGTCTCAGAGTCAAGGGTGACGGTGTCATCCGCCGGCACAGTCGGGGCCGGGGTGGACTCAGCTGGGGTGTCCTCCTCAGGCTCAGCTGCGGCCTTCACCGTGACCGGTACGGTCAGCTCCACCGGGGCATCCCCACCGTTAGCGGTGACGGTGAACTCCACGGTGGTGTCCGGCTCCACGTTGGCTGGCGCGGTGACCTTGAGAACACCCGTGTCCTCAGTGACCTCACCAGTCCAACCGTCCGGGGTGCTGGTCAGCTCAAACGCGACACCGGCGGGCACCTCACCCACTGGGGCGACCTCAACCGCGCCGGTTGGGACGACAGTCGCGTCCTCCGGGTATGCAAGGTCAACAGTGGCGGTCACGGTAACCTCTTCATTAAAAAAGCCGGAGAGTGCGCGCTGCACGTCCTCCGGCTTCTTGCCCAACTCCTGGGCAAGCTGATTCAAGATACTCACAGTATCCCCTTCCTGCCCATCACTGGGCGTAGTAGTTTCGTCCCCCGATACCGACCGGGAAATAGGCGGCGGCGGAGCCGCAGCCCGGTTAGCGAACTTGAAACGACGTTTCGCCAACGACGCCGACGGGGCCGGAACCTTCGACTTCTCAGCCACAATCCCATCCGCCAACCCGGCGGCTACAGCCTCCTCGGCGGTGTACCAGGTCTCCGCGCTCATCGCGTCCAACCAGTCCTGAATCTCACCGCCGGCTTTCGCCGCGTAGATAGCGGCCAGCTTATTGTCCTGACGCTCAAGGTCAGACAGTGTCTTGCGAACCTCATCCGCATTACCCTCAGCCAAAGTCCACGCACGATGGATCATCAATTCCGACGACTCCCGCATCAGCACACGGTCAGCACCGCCCACCGCGATGAACGACGCGGCAGACGCAGCCAGTGATTCCACAATCACAGTGACCTCACCATCGTGGTTCTTCAAGGCCTGCATGATGTCAATGCCTTCATAGACATCACCACCACCAGATGAAATGCGTACCGTCACGTCGCCGGAGATTTCGGAGAGTTGAGCCATCACCGACTTCGCAGTAATCGCATTCTCAGGCTCCCAAAAATCCGGCCCAATCGGCCCATACAAAAGAATCTCGCTCATACCGGGCCTCCTTCCTCACTACTCGTAGCCGTATCGGCATCACTCGAAAGCGTGACGCCTATCTGCTCCTCCAACTGCTGCCGCTGCTTCTTCGACTCAAGTGCATCGGTTAGCTTCTGCTTCGGCGGCAGCGTGTACCGGCGACGCAGGTCTTCCTCAAGGTCTTTGTCACCAAGAATCAGGCCGGCATTCTTCAGCCCCGCGAGGTCAGCGGCGCTGATTTCCTTCTTCGACGCAATCGGATCGAACGCGATACGCGGCACTAGGCCGGTGTGCTCAGGGAACGCAACCCGCACCAAGTCCTCCACAATGTGCTGGGTAGCCACATCCGCGAGCCACTCCGCTGTGGTCTGCAACGACTGGATAAACAGGTCTGACTGGGTTTCCGCCAGGGCATAACTGCCGCCCTTGCCCTCAAGGTTCAGGAAGTGCGCCAGCACCGACTTGGCAATCATGCTGTCGTGGTAGTTAATCGCCTCACGCGGGCTAACCAACTGCCCCGAGGTGCCCAAAAGCTGCAGCTTTGCACCAAACGGAATCGACGCCCCAGAATGCTCACCAGCGCGAAATCCCTCAACAACGGCCTGACCATCTTCAAGGTCTTTATCCGGGTCAATCGCCACATCCGAGCCGGTATACACAGGTACCCCCATGCCGTTACGGTCCAGGGTGTTCAGCTCAAGACGCAGCAGCGAGTCCCGCAGCTTCCAGTGCTTGTACGCGGGGCGCAGCACCGACTTACCCGTCCACTGCGAACCCTCATCATCGAAGACATAGGCCACGAGCCGGTCCACCGGAATGACACGCGCCTCATCCACCCGGGAACGAGATGCCAGCGGCGTCTGACGAATCGACGCCAGGCCACCATCATCATCAACATTGATCTGGTCAATCGTCCCCGGCCACCGCGGCGCCAGCTTCACCAGACGCTCACGTCCATCCAGACCAGGCTCATAGACCTGCTCAAAGAACATGTGCCCAAACTGCAAAGCCTTCAGCGCTTGCTCTAGGTGTTTCTCCCACGACACCCTGCCGGTGCGCGGCGCGAACGGCTTATTCGGGTCCTCACCCTTCGCCCTAAGCCGCAAATCCTCACACACCGCGGCGACAATCTCATCCGGCGCACCATTAGGCTCCACAAACCACGTAGCGCGCCGAATCGGCAACGTTACGGCACGCAGCACTGACGTGACCTGAGCGTCCTCGCGCCCCATCTTCGCGAACACTTTCGCCGAGTGTGGGAACCGCAGCCCCCAATTGTCCTCCGCGAGCGCAAAATTACGGGTGGCCCTTGCATGGCCTACCTCGCGCACGTTCAAACCAGCCACAGGGGCCACCTCCTTAGAAACTCATCTCAGACACACGACGCTGCTTCTTCACAGCACGCGCCGAGCTCACATAATGACGGGTGCGCTTCACCTCAACCTCAACATTGCCGATACCGAACTCTTGCAGTCCCCACACCGCAAGCGACGCGGCGACCAGGACGGTGACGTCACCGGAATACCGGTCAAGACTGCGATACCGGCCATTCTTCGACCTCTCCTGCGCCGCCCCCAACGCATCCAACCACCGCTGCGAACCATCATGCGCAATCCGTTTCTCCGCCCACATGCGGAGAAACAACTCATATGCTTTCGAAACCTGCGAACCGCTCAATGTCTCCGGGGCAACCCCGATACCCCGCAAAGGCTCCACAAGCGTTGAGCACTGGCCCGACGGGTCCAACACCACCGCCGACGGGTCATTCAGCTTCACCGTGCTAGCGACCTTCTCAACCACCAGCGCCCGGTCAAACTCCTCATACGGAGCCAGCGACAGAAACACCTTGTCTCCCCACTGCGCAGCAGACACAACGCCCACAGACTCACCATCCGGGGCCACATCCACCGCCAAACACGACTCCCCCAACGACGACGGCATCAACGCCGACGCAGCAGACCAATCCTCAAAATCAACGACGGGGACAAAGTCATCAACCACGTCCCCATCACGAGGCACCCACTCACCCTGGCCCAACGTCTCCACCAGGAACGGCTCAAGAAGTGCCTCCGACGTCCGCGCCGAAGCAGCCTCGGCACGAACCTCATCCAACTGCACACCAGGGCGTGGCTCATCCACCAACGACGGATTAGCCTTCACCCACGTCGACTGCTCAAACGGATCGTCCCCATCTTCACGACACCACTCCTTAAACAGCATGCCGTCCACACCATCCAACGCAGCCCAACGCTTCGCAGAGAAAATCGCACCATGAAAATGTTCACGAATGTTCACCGGCGACGAAATGAACACCTTCTGCGCATTCGGCCGCGCCTTCGTCGTGTTATTCATCGCCGCATAAACCTCATTCGGGAGGTCAAAGCACTCATCAAAAATCAGCCAGTCAAACGACAAACCACGACCGGTCTTCTTAGTACGCGTGCGATAGTAAATCTTCGCCTTATTCGGGAACTTGATAGCGTCCTTGCCATTACCAAGCACCGGCTTCGGGTACTCGCCCGGGTACTCATCCTCCCACCACTCCATGAGCGCAGGATTCGCCTCAATGACATCCCACAGGCGGTCACGTGCATCCATCGCCGTATCTAGGAAGTGCGCCGAATGCATGATGCGCTCCGCACCACACAGGTAAATAGCCACCAGCTCCAGGGCTACAAGCACCTCGCCCTTGCCGTTCTGGCGGGCCAGGGACACCACGACCTCACGCGAAGCCCACATGCCATCATCAGTCTGCAATAAAGCATCATGCAGCAGGTTCTCCTGCCACGGGTACAAGCTGAGACCAGCCCAACGGACAAACTCGCAAGCCTTATTAGCAAATTCAGCGTCACCAACCGGCACATGCTGACGAGTCGGTGTCTGACACCCAATCAACCACGCAGGCTTAGCCACCAGACACCTCCACTAACTACTTCACGAGCTTGAAACCGCCGAACTTATCCGCCTTCGAGGCTAAATCAGCCCCCGACGAGCCAGAGCGCTGCCCAAACAGGTCAGGTCGCTCCTTCACCCAACCCCGAATCTCAGCTGAGGCCATCCGCTCCACCTTCACCGCCGGGTGCTCGATAGGCTCCCCCGACTCCTTTGCTGCCAAAGGCCCCTCAGCAGCGATAATCTCGCGGGCCTCGCGCACACGACCAATCAACTGGGCCACAATGGCGACCGCACGAGCGTCGAACTCCGACAGTTCCCTGCCGTCCGCTAAGCCCTTCTCTAAATCCTCAAGAGTCATTCCTTACCTCACTCTCTGTTAGGCCGTCAGACACGCACACAGACCCGAAAAATCCGGCGTTACGTGGGGAGAGAGACGGGCTGACTCAAGGGCAGACGGGGCGGAGTCAGCCGGCCAACCCGTCTAAGATTATTGGTGGCGGGTTTCATTAAGTTGGTCATGCCCAGACGAAGCCTTGACCTGTGGTTTCTCCGCCTGTGGGCTTCTTCTTTGGCCTGTCCCATGCGCCACCCGAGCGGTTGCAGGTGCGATGCAGCAGCCGCGTGGCTTTCGTGCGCTGTTTGTCCTGGGCGTATTTGAGCGCGCTGCCTGGTCCGTGGTCGGCTTCGAGTGCTGCTCCGTCGAAGTTCTTGGCTGCGGTTTTGTACATTGGTTTGCCGCATTCTGGGCATGGTGTGCCGTCTTTGAGTTGTGCCATGAGTTTGCGGCGTTGTTGCTGGTGTTGGTGTCCGTAGCCGCGCTCATGTGTGCTTTTCTTCGCTGCTGGTTTGTTGTCGTACCATTTCGCGGCGGCAATCAGTGAGGCTTTGGGCCGCTCGGTCTTGCAGCGTTTCATCACGGTGTCTTTGCCTGGGTCAATGGTGTGGATAACCGCGCCCATGGCTCGGTAGTCGTTGAGCTGCTTAGCGCTGGGCTTGGTGTGAATGAGCCACGCTGTGCAGCCCTGCTTGATGGCCGCGTCGATGGCTGCTTTCCGTGCTGCTTTCGCCACGGCCAGGATGTGCGCCGCGTGCTCATGATTGTCTACATCGACACCTGCGAGGGTGTTGGCCAGGTGGTCAAGGTCGATGCGAATGTCGCCAGGCTTCGCGTGCTCGGCTATGTAGGTGGTTTTACCTGCTGCTGGTGGTCCGGTGATGACGATGAGGGTCACAGTCACCTCCCTTGTTCTTGTGCCTTACTCCGGTCGTGAGCCGGCGGCCTGCGTCCCTCGGGTGTTGCTCGAAAAACCTCAGCTCGGTCAAAAAGTGGTGAGGGTTGGCGGTAAGACGTGGGTTTGGGGCGCGGGGTGTAACAAACCTGTATCTAGCGGTCGTAGTTGTAGATGCTGTGCGCCCCAAAACGACGAGAACCCCGGGGTTTCCGGGGCATAAGTTGTCGTCGCGTCGATTGTACCGTGTGCCGTGTGGTTGTGTCTATATGGCGGGCTTGCTGGCGTGGGCTATGACTTCGGACATGAGGTAGAGGTTTCTTCCGTCTTTGCGTGTGGTGGTGGTGATGTGGCCGTAGCGTGCCCATTGGCGGAGTTTGGTGGCGTCGATGGTGATGCCTTGTTGTGCGAGTCGGTAGCAGATTGAGTCGCTGGTTTGGCGCTGCTCGGTGTGTGGGGTTGTGCCGTGTTTGTTGCGGATGGCGCGTGCGAGGTAGGTGGCCTGTGTGCTGAGTAGTTCTGCTAGTTCGTCTACTGCTGGGAACTTCTCGCTGATTTCCCAGGCGTTGCGGTAGATGTAGGCGCAGAGAACACTGGGGCGGTGTTCGTGGCCGTATCCGCTTGCGCTGGTGTGGTTGAGGGCGTCGCATGCCATGCTTCGTAGTCCGCCGGGGATGCGGTCGTTGGGGCTGTCTCGCATGAGTTCAATTTGAAGGTTGAGCGCCCAGTCGCCGTCAGGTTCAGGGGTTTGCGAGGTGAAGTTGGGTTTCATCTTGCGCACTTGCTCCTGGCGTTTGGGTGTCCATTTGAGTTCGTCCAGGGTGGCGTATAGTCCGGCAAGGTCTCGTGCTAGGTCGCGGAGTTGGAACTCGTCAACGCTCATTGATCCTCCTGGTACTTGGCTGCGTCGAGTAGGAAGTGCGCTAGTGGTTTCCATTCGTGTCGTGCGAGGTTAAAGGTGTCGCCGCCTGATATGAGGTGGACATACTCTCGTTTGTTGGTGGCGGTGAGGTCGCAGACCGCGCCGCTGGGGTCTTCGATGGTCGTTTGCCTGTATCCGAGTTCGCTTAGCGCTTTAGTGAGCCGCTCGGTGCCTGTGGTGAACCTGTAGGTTTCGGGTTTGGCTGTGCGGGCCATTCGGTCGGCGTAGCGCATGGCCATGCCCCATTGGGGGAAACGGAGTCCTTGGGGCTTTTCCCACCAGTTTTCATGCGCGGGGACGGCTATCCACCGCAGCCACCTATCCTCACGGTCTTTGTAGACCTTCCAGCGTCTCATGCTTTCTCCTTTCGGCGGGCCAGTGCAAGCAGGGCCAGTGCGAGGGGCCGGAGTTCGTCGGACCAAATCTTGTACTCTCCGCGGTCGTTGCATAGCAGGGCTGCGTATCCGTCCCAGTCACCGATAGGTGCTAGGTGCCAGCGTCCGTCCCATGAGTACACCCAGGGGTCATCGGGGTCTACGAGGTAGCCGTAATCGGGGTGGGGGGCTACACGCGGCAGTGTGACCTCGATTGTGCGGGCGCGCTGGTCGGCGTAGGCCATAGCTTCTTCATAGGTGCGGAAACTGCGTACCGTGTTTTGCCATTTACCAACTTCTCCTGCTACCCAGGCTGTGCCGTCGGGGATACAGGCGTGAGGGTGAAGTTTTCTTACTGCCCACCGGCTCATGCCGTCTCCCATTCCCCTACCCAGCGGCGGATGTCGTGGCTACTGCGCGGTTCATGGTCGGGGTCAGCTACCGCATCGCCGGTGAGGATGTTGCGTTCTGGGTCGTACTTAGTGTTGTCGTTGAGAGTTATTTTCGTCTTTGCGGTTTGCCATTCCCCTGCTGGTGGTGTGCCATCCGGTGCCCAGGCGCGAGGCAAATCGGGGCGCGGGGTGACTTCACTCGTGCTTGCCCATTCGCGCACGGGTCGCCCGTCAATAAAGCGAATGACCTCCACATTTACGCCGCGAAATTTCACGCCGTCAGTGATTGAAATGAGCACTTGGCCCCAAAATGTATGGTTGCCCCACATACCGACACATTCGGCACGCTCCGTGGGGGTCATGTCTGCGAGAGTGGTCATAGGTCTAGCTCCTTTTTGACGTTGAGGTTTGTCATGATGGCCCCCACGAGGCCGGATGCCAGCATGATGGTGGATAGTGCGATGTGGCCTTGAGTTGCTTGGTGGATGCCGTTGGCGGTGGGCAGCATCATGAGGGCAGCGAGAAGGTAGGTTTTGCCGACGATGCGGATGACTTCTTTGGTCTCGCTCATTCCTGCTCCTTCAGTTGGTCGTAGATGGGTGTGGCCTCTGGAGTGTGGTGGTTGTCGCCGTCTAGTTGGATGCGGTCGGCGTAGATGGTGAGGTGCACGCGGTGGATGTTGGGGCGGAGTATTTCCACGGTTGGGGCTTCGTCACTGTGTAGGAGTGGGAGGCCGTCGAGGGTGATGCCGCGTGGGCTGACGTTGATTCTGTGGGGTCTCATACGTCTGTCTCCTGGATGGTGCCGTGGATGATGAATTCGGCTTCGTGGTAGCCGGTGATGCTGAGGTGATACAGCTGGTCTTGCAGCATTTCGATGTGGATATCGGAGTCGGTGGCTTTGAATTCGTCTATCGTGCCGCCTCTATAGCTGATGCTCATGCTTCCCCCTTGGCATATTGGGCTGCTGCGAGTACAGCGAGGGCGAAGAAGCGGGCTTCCGCTGGGGTGAGGTCGCCGGGTTCGACGCGCTGCACCATGACTCTGCCGCCTGGTGCCGTCCATACGCTCGGCCCTGTGAGGCCTTGGGGTAGCCAGCCCTTACCACCCGGCACAATGATTCCCGCGTCGTTCGCCTCCGGGAGGTCTGGCGCTAGGAGTCCCGCGTCTGCGAGGGCGTTGGCGAGGCGCTCTGCTTCGCCTGCCGCTGTGAGGATTTCCCCGCGCTCCCACGTTTTGCTGGCCTCGTCGTAAATGACCTGCGCGGCACGGTCAAAATTAGTCATCTTGTGTGTCCTTTAGGTCGCAGGCGGCGAGGATTGCGTAGGCAGTCTCACGCCCCTTGGTGGTGTTGGAGAAGCGGAGCTCACCAGGGTCAGGGTCTAGCTCGGTTGGTTCCCAGTCTTCATCGGTCTCATCATGAATGACATGAATAATGCCGTCCTCCAGGCTCACGTAGCCGTTGTCCAGGTGCCATTCGTGCTCCCCCGTGTCCGGGTAGATGCACGGCTCGGGCGGGTCTGGGGTGAGTAGGCCCGCGTCTGCGAGTGCTTTGGCTGCGTCTTGGCTGGCACCACCCAGGGCGTAGACCTCTTGGATTACCTGTGCGGCTTGGGCCATTTTGTCGGCACCAGCGGCAACGTGCGCTAGGGCGCGGTGAAGCTTGTCTTTATCCATCATGGTCTCCTAGGATTTCCCGGATTCGGTTGTAGATCGTCTTATGGGTGGTTACGATTCCCGCTCCGCCTGCTTCTTGCGCTCGCCTGACTAGGGCGTTGTGCGCTTGGGCTTCGTCGTTAGCCCAGGCGATAAGCTCTTCCCTCATCCGTATGACTTCCTGAGCGAGTTCCGGGGCCAGGGCGGTGAGGTGGGCGTCCTGGTCGTGCATGATTCCCAAATACTCGTCCTCCGCGTCGAACAGATGGTATGTCTCGCTGTAGTCTCTCCGCGCATCCCACGGGCCGGGTGTGGCCTCAGCCAGTAGGTGTTTCAGGTTGGTGGTACTCAGGTCAGTCATCGTGGTCTCCTAGTGCTTCTTTGATGTGCTCTACTACCCTTGCGGCGAGGTTCTGCTCTATCGGCGTGCGCTTCGGGTCAGTACTGGCGTACTGCCAAATGTCGATAATGTCCTCCAGCGCGTCCCTGAGGATGAGTAGCTCTTGGGCTATCTCGGGGCCGAGGGCTACAAGGGGGCTAAGCTCCATTTCCGCCCGCAACCCGTAGATTTCTTCATGCTTGCTGGGGTGCTCTTGATAAAGCCTGTCGATTGGGCCGTTCTTGTACGTCCACCGAAACTTCGGCGGGGTTTCCAGCCACTCTTTTACAAGACGCTCAAGATTTTTAGTACTCAGGTCAGTCATTGGTGTCTCCATCTACCCAGGCGTGTTCAGGGCAGTAGGTGTGTGCACCGTTGAAAAGTGCGCCGTCAATCTCCCACCCGCCATAAACCAGGGCTTGTTGTATGTCTCTTTCGGTGAGGTTTTCGAGAGTTGTGGGACAGCCACGCCAGTCGCAGGTGGCGTAGTATGCATCCATTTGATTTACACTCATTTGGTGTTCTCCGTTTCGTGTCGGCTGTTCATGGTTTGGCACTCTGCCCGTCTCGCATCGTCGATGGCCATGGCGGTGAGCATGGCCGCGAGGCCCGCCCCTACTGCCCCTAGTGCTACGGTCATGCCGATCGCCCTCAATGGTGGTTCGTGGTCTATGAGGGCAAAGAAGAGCGCTATCCCGCCGAGGATTGAGGCCCCGATGAGTGCGCCGGTAATCATTCCTGCACCTCTGTGAGGGTGTAGCGCTTGCCAGTCGGGGTGAGTTTTTCCGGCCACGTGCACCCCTTTGTCAATGGCGTACAGGTCGTCATGGTGAATTCAATGAGGCCGCTTTCCGTTTTCCTGAGCATCACGACCTTTCCCACCAGATCAGGGGTCTCTGCTTCTGCGAGGTAGTGCACATCATCGTCCCACTCCACCTCGGCCATGGTGGGGCGTGGGCGTGGTGGGAGGACGGCGGCAATCGCCCTGCCCTCAGTTTTTATCCAGTCTTTTTCGTCAGGGTCCGATGTGTTGCTGAGTGCAAAGCATACGAGTGAAGCTAGCGCGCTGTTAGCGTCGATGATTTCTTGGCGGGTTGGGTTAGTCATTTGCTCTCCTTGATGTGTGTTAGTAGTCGTTGCCAGTCGGGGTCGTCGATTTGGGTGAGGGTGGTGCGCTGGGGGTAGGTGTCGCGTCGGTTGCGGCATTCTTCGCGCACGTCGCGGGCGATGACACGGCGGGTGTTGTCGCTGAGGTCGTCCCAGTGTTTGATTACCCAGTCCACGGTTTCCTTGACGGTGTAGGTGGCGCGGCCACGGGCGTAGCGCACCGCGTTAGTCACCAGGAACTCGTCATGCGGGCCAAGCACAATCGGGCCACGCTGCCGCCAGTTGTTGGGGTTCTCCGATGGTGGGGTGAAACGCTCGTCGTACAGAATCTGGTCGTCTTTGCGGATGTCACGCACCCGCTCCCAGTAGTCGTCCTCAGTCACTGCACGCCCCCTATGACTGTGACAAGCATGATGACGGATAGGGCCAAGAAGGTGACCAGAATGACCGTGACTATGGTGCAGGTCAGGATGATGAGGTCAAAAGGCTCCTCCTCCAGCCACTGTGAGAATTTTTCACGCAAGGTCATTACTGGGCCTCCGGGGTGTGGTTCAAGATGTTTTGTGTGGCGTCGATGGCCTGTGCCGCGGGGTAGGCGTAGTCGATGTACTTGTCGCCTTGTTCTGCGAGTTGTCGGAATGCTTGGAGGCATTCACGGCGGCTCCCCATAGGGCCTTTCACGTCGGTGGCGTCGTCGTCCCAAGGGCTGGGGCATGAGCAGCCGCTTGTGCGTGCGGCGTAGTAGCAGTCACCCTTGGGGTCGTAGAACGCGGCAACGATGTCGAACTCGTAGATGCGGTCTTGGTTGATGGCGGCGATGGGTTGCCAGTACGGGTAGCGGGTTTGCAGATTGTCTAGGCGGTCCCATTCGTCGGGTTCGGGGCGGGGCTCCCATTCAGCGATTTTTGCGGGGTTGTTCATTGTTGTTCCTTCCATGTGATTGTGATGTCTGCGCCGGGTGGTGTGGCGGTGTTGGCGTAGTGCTTGGTGGCTCTGAGTTTGGTGACGCGGCTGTCGTTGGTGAGGACGCCGGCGGCTTCGAGGGCGTCGAGGACGGCGCGGGCTAGTTTGTCCACATCGGGTTTGACCGCAGGGGCGTCATAGCGGGGTCGTTTCGGCTTGGGTAGGTAGAAGTCCATGAGGACGGTTGTGGGGCCGTCTATGGGGCTGCTGGGCCTGTTTTTGGCGGCTTCTTGGGTTACAGCTCGCATCCATGCGGGGAGTTTCTTTGAGGATTCAATGAGCCTGCCGTTACCCACGTGCCGTTTGGAACCCTTGGGCGCCGGGTCTCCGTCTACACGGAAAGTGATGGTGTTGCTCAAAATGGTGGTTGCTTTCTTGGTGGTTTGTGGTCGCAGCGTTGGGCGGGGTTGGTGCCTTTTACCCACCCGCCTTCGCAGTAGGGGCATTCGTCTGCGCGGCGCCGTTCTTCAGCGCGCCGGGCGCGAGCTTCAGCATCTGCGGCTTCTTGGCGTTCGTCATAGGCGCGGCGGGCTTCGGCGCATTGGCCGCAATTGGGGACGGTGCCGGGTGCTAAGCCTTGGTGGTCAGGGCAGCGGCGTGGGTCGGGTTGGCTGGCGGCGTGAGCCGCCGCTAACTCGTCTAGAGAAGTGGGGGCCGTTGGGGCGGTTTTAGGGGCTACGTTGGCGGTGGTTTCGGCCTGTTCCCCTCCCCCCTTCTTATTCTTCTTCTTGCTAGATTTTGCTACCCCTTTTGCTAACGGTTTGCTAGCGGTTTGCTTAGCACCGTGCTTAGCACTTGCTGTAGCACTTGCTAGGCGTTTGCTACTTTTCGCAGCGTGTGCCTTACTTTTAGCTAGTCCTCCGGCGCGTCCTGCGGCCCTTCTTTTCTCCCTAATTTCCTCAATTTCAGCCCTTGTTGTCTGGTGTTCTGTGAAGTCATGGATTAGAAAATCACCGTTTTCAAGCTCCACAAGTGACGGTGTTTCGGGGTCGTTTTCTAGCAACTCCTGGCAAACGTCTAGCAAATGCTTAGCACTTGCTACACGGTGGTCAATTACCCCGTCGGTCTGCATCCGACACGACCATAAAATCATCTCCAAAAGCCCCAATTTCGCCCTATCGGACAGGACCATAATCTTCGGGGATTCAAAGAAATCATGGGTGATATTCGCATACAGCCGACTATCTTTCGGCATCGTCTTCTCCTCCTTTCTCTATGGATTGGAATAGGTGGATGAGTGCGTCGAGGAATGTGGGTTGTGCGCAGTACAGGTCTTGGGATTCGAGGTATGCGCGCATGTCCTCACGCTGCTGGCGAGTGGTCATTGGAAGATTCCTAGGGTTTCTTGTGCGCAGCGTTGGGCTGTGATTTCGCAGTACTTTTCCTCAATCTCAAACCCAATTGCTTTGCGGCCCAGGTTCTTCGCGGCACGCAACGTGGAACCACTGCCAGCAAACGGGTCAACAATCACCCAATGCTCGGGGCACGCGATGATTAGCTTCTCCATCAACGGCACAGGCTTCGGCGTTGGATGGTCAGGGCGGTTAGAAGACGGCGGCTTCGGGTAGATAAGAATATTGGGGCCACGAACACCGATGAATCCTTTGCCTATGACATAGATTTCTTCATCGCTGTTTCCCCACGGCAGCGTTAGGTCTCCCATGCCGGGGTCAGTCCCTTTAGACCAAATGAGGCGGTGCCTAGTGTTAAGTGGTCGCGGCTGCCTCCAACTCCCGAAGACTATTGCGGGTTTGCTCCACGCTTGAAGAACCGTATCTCGAACTAGCAGGCTTGAATCACCGTTAATACTGATTCTCCCACTGTTCCGCTTAGGCTCTCCTCGCCTTCCCCCAAACCCCGTATAGTCCACACCATAAGGCGGGTCTGTGACCATCACATCCGCCTGGTCGAGCATGTCCAAATGCTGCAAACAGTCTGCGTGGTAGAGGGTGACGTAATCGTCTTGGTAGTAGGGGTTCATTGGCCGCTGCTCCCGATACCTGCGTTGCCGCGTTCTGTGTGGCCGAGAGCGTCGACTTGGTTGAGCCGTACCTCTGGGATGGGGAGGATGACGAGTTGGGCGATGTAATACCCTTCGGGGATGGTTTGCATGTGCCTGCCGGTGTTGTGCAGCGACAACATGACTTCCCCCGTGTAGCCGCTGTCGATGATGCCGGTGCCGTTGCTCAGAACGAGGTGTTTCTTAATCCCCGTTGAGCTGCGCACGAACACCATGCCGACATGCCCGCGTGGGATTGCTACGTGCACACCGGTGTGGCAGAGGCGGTGCTGCCAGGCTGGGATTATCGCCGGATGATTCAACGCCAGGTCAATACCGGCGTCATCTGTGTAGGCGCGGCGCGGCGGGTAAGCATGATGGTCGAGTGAATAGTTAACGTTCATGGTTTTTAGGATTCGGGGTCAATAAGGACTGGTGCGTCTGCGGGGATGGTGAAGCGCCCGTCGCGGGTCGCCCCGTACACGTAGTCACCTTCTTGGGTGGCGTACACCAGGCGGTCAGGCACCAATCGAGGGTCATACGTGTCGGGGTCAAGGACGATGCGGCAAACCTTGAATCGGGGTAGGTCTGCCGCCGTCATCTCCTGGTAGGGCATCAATACTCGCCTCGTCTAATGAGGCCGATGACGTGCGCAGCTGCTTTGGCTAGGTCTGCTGCCCCGAGGTCTTGCAATTCTGCGGGGGTTGGATCGGTGTTGCTGTAGTACTTGAGGTGGTCGATGTCGTAGGCGTAGGCGAGGAGCCTGCTTTCGAGCTCTTTCAGCTTTTCTTGGTAGTAGGCGGCATCCATGCCGGACACCTAAAAGGGAGGTTCGCCTTGCTGGCCTACGGGTGCGGGGTCACCCCACGCCCCCGTCGTAGCGGTCTGCCCCTGGGATGCGGCCTGATTCCACTGCTGCTGAGCCGAAGAAGGCTGCTGCTGGCCTTGGCCGCGTGGCTGGTTGTAGAAGCTGCTGGCAAGAAGCTCAACCTTGCTGCGCTTCTCCCCCTCCCTGGTTTCCCACGAGCTGGTAATCAGCTTGCCGGTGACAGCAACCTGGTCGCCCTTCTTCAGCTCGGCGGCGAGGTGCGCCCACTGAACCGGATTCTGGTTCTTGGTCTCATCCCAGATAGTCACATCTAGGTACATGCTGCGGGTTTTCACCCATTGGTTCTGTTCCTGGTCGAACCTGTTATCCGAGCTGGCGAGCGTGAAGCTGGCAACGGCCTTACCGCTCTTGGTGAATCGCAGTTCCGCGTCACGAGGCAAACCGCCGGTAATGGTGATGGTGTCAATCATCTACTTTTCCCCTTCCAGCTCAGCCCAGCGGGCGCGGCACAAGTCGATTACAGCGTCTGGTACTTCACCTGATTGCTTGAGGTTGGCGGCGAAGTCATTCACCTGCTCCGAGGTGGTGAAACTCTCCAACGTTTCCTTCACATCTGCGATGAGGTCATCATCAACAACCTCCGGCACCGGCTTCTTCGTCAACGCCGGCACCGGCGCAGACTCGGCCTTCGCACGCACATCCTCACGAGTAGCGGTCATCTTCACCGGTTCCAGTTCCAGGTCTTCAGCGGCGTACTTGATACCCAGCAGCACATCCGGGGCGAGCTTGCGGGATACCTCAGATGCGGCCTTGGCGTACAACATGGCCTGCGGGTCAGTCTGATACTTCTTGTTGCTGGTATAGCCCGCCTTCTTGGCGCGCTCAATAGTCCAGGTGGATTCCTCAGTCTCACCAGCCGGTGAGGTGCCACGCACAGTGACCTTCTCGTCACTGGTCTCCACGGTCTGGAACTTATAGCCCTTCGCCTTCAACAACGCGACCATTGTGCGGGCGTAGATAGCAGGCTGGCCATGCACCACGAACACCTGCTGAAGAGCCTGCTGGGGCTTCAACCCGAGTTCTGCGCCGTAGAGGATGGCGGCGGCACCATCATCAGGCTTGCCCCGGAAGGTTTGCGGCACCATCTGCGTATTGCAGAGGACAGTGGCAAGCTTGTGGGCTGCGCCCATGGCTTCGGCTTGGCGGGTGAGGAGGTCGAGGCCATCCTCAGAGGTATTGATGGTAGCGAGTTCGTTGCTCATAGTTACTGCTCCTTTTTGATGTGTGCGACCACGATGGTGGTGACGATTTGGATTGCTTCTTCGCGGGTGAATCCGGCGTCGATGTAGGCGGAGACCATGGAGGCCATGTTTCCGGCCATTTGTCGGGTGTCGCTGTCTGCTTCGGGTAGTTGCTTTCCCCAGATGGGCATTAGTTCTCCTTGATGGTGAGGCGGGTGTAGCCTTCGCGGGTTTTGGTCTTGTATTGCTTGTAGAGGTCTGCGTGTGCCTTGCGGAACGCGGCAGAGTCGAACACCTTGCTTGGTTGTGTGGTGGAGACGGTGAGGTGGTAGCCGCCGTAATCACCTGTGTGTGAGTCGCCGGTTAGCTCTAGGATTTCGGCCTTCAGGGCATCAATACGCTTTTTGAGGTCGTCTACCTCGGCGGTGAGTTCGGCGTAGCGGGTGACGAGGAACGTCACGTCATCTACCTCATCGAGTGAGGTGATTTCGCCCATCCACTCTGGGGTGGTGCCGTCCAACCATGCGAACCACTCAGCGGCGGTGGCCATCAGCTCAGCGGCAAACTTCGGGTCGTAGAGGATGGTGCGGTGGTCTAGCGCCACCGGCACAAAATCGTCATGCACCTCAACCAACAGGGCGCACGCTTCTGCCCCGACATAGTGCATGTTCGCCTGAATCTGTGCGTAGTACTGATTCGGGCACCAGTCATGCCAGCGGCCACCTTGAAACGGCTCAGTACTGGTCTTAATCTCCCCAATAACCTCAAGGTCTTCGGCATAGAGGTCAGGGGTGCAGGACAGGCGCTCATCATCAGGGAGGAAGATGGTTTGCGGCTCATCGTTGTAGACGAGGCGTGAATCCACCTCGTCAATCAGCACCTGGGCCAACAGCGGTTCGCGGGCACTACCCCACTCTGTCCATTGGTTGCCGTGGAACTTACTGCCGTTCTCCTTGGCGTCGCGTATCTCATGCCACGTCGCCGCATTCCTACTACAGTGCAGGCGGGCCAGCTCCGTCGAGGTCAACTTTCCTTGACGAAACTTGGCCCAGTCCTCATTATCCGTGGGGTTGTAGCGTCTCACTTCGTCCCCTTCTCGTCATAGCGCGACAGGGTGATATCCGTGAGAGTGCACGCAATCTCAGGCTCATAGCCCCTGTCCATGAAGGCGTTCATCACGTCGTCCGCCTCTTCAATCAGCGGTTCCATGTACAGGAAGTGCGGGGTGATGCTGGTCAAATGCTGCGGCATCTGGTTTGGTGTGTTCATGCTGTCCTTTTCGTGTCAAGAATCTTCTTGGCGTGGCGGGCATGCTCGTCGCAGAACCGGAAACCACGCCCCAAATCGAGGCCATTGGTGCCGATGCGGGTGCAGGCGTGGTAGAGACAGCCATGCTCATCGCGGTACTTCACGAGTGCTTTAGTAGCCTCCGGCTGCGTCTTAAAAGAGGTGGGTTTCGGGATGTTTACCCACCAACGGCCACGGCTAAATCGTGCTGGGGTGAGCGCCATCGTTGGATATGTCTTTCAATCGTCTTCGGGGTGGTGTGGTACACAGCGGCGAGGCGCTGCACAGCGAGTTTCGGGCCGAGCATCATCTCAAAATGCTCGTATTCCTCCGCGATGATTTGGCCCTTGGTGGGCTTGCGCCGCACCCGCTTCTTCACGGGCTTGTTCTTGGTGCGGTGCTCCCCCATGTCATGCACAAACCGCAGCGCTTCACCCCAACTCGCGGCAGGAAACACCGCGTCCCCCTCGCGTACGTGCCACACACCGGTGATGAGGTCTTTGTGGATACTGGTCATCACAACCACACCGGAGGCATCGACAGGAAGGCGTGGATGACGAATCCTGCAATACCTCCCATGAGACCAGTGGCCCAGCACAAGCGGGTGCGCTTCGCGGCAACATCCTGCCAGTAAGCAATACGGCGAGCATCAGGGGACGTGCGGGGAGGTCGTTTAGTATCCATGCTTCTTTGCTTCTTTCTCTGCGAGGATGGCGAGCTGGTGGGCATACGCGGCAGCGTCCTTGACGCGGCGGCGCGTACTGTCTGACAGGCGAGTGAACCGGTAAAGGGCACGGTAACGACCCTCAATCTCATAGAATTCTTTTGCTGCCTGGTCGAATGGGATTTCAAACTTCGTCACGATTAGCCCCTCCGCATCATGTAGAAGCGCGGCGTATGGGCGCGGTGCCTGCGGTGGAAGATGTGCTTGAGTAGTCGTTTCATGCTGCTCCATTCATGTACTGGTCGAGCCAGGATTGTGTTGTGCGCCAGGTCTTGCCTGGCTTGCGGGCCTCAATATCGCCGCGCCGCATCAAAGTGCGGATCGTTTCGGCGTGAAGCCCCGTGTACTTAGCGGCGTCCTTAACGGTGAGCCAGGCCGGTGTAGTATTCATGGGTGTCTCCTTTTCAGGTGGACAGAGCAAAGCCCCCGCGCAAGAAACAGCAGTCGCGGGGGTCTTTTATGTAGTGGGGTTGCAGGCGTGCAGAGCCAAGCGGGCAGTGTCCAACCCCGCCGGATACAACCTTGACGCTCCATTTCGCCAACGGGCAGGAAGTGCGCTTAACAACCCCCTGGTGCCCAGCCGAGGAATCGAACCCCGGAGCTTCCAAGAACCCCATCCCGAATAGGTAGGTGATGATGTTCAAACCAATCTGGGCTGAAAGCGCCCAAGGAAGGGGCGCTAAAAGATGACTAAGCCGCTTCAGGTTGCTTAATGTCATCAATGCGAGAAACACCAGCATTGCGAAGCGTCAAAGCAATCGCTTCAAGCTTTTCCGCACGCGCAATCCGCTTATTGCGCTCCTTCTCCGCCATGTCACGCTCATAGCTAGCACGCGCCATATAGTCATCCAGCGTCATGTAACCGAAACGAACATTCTTGAAGATGGGCTTTTCCTTCCCAGCAACACGCACTGGGACACGAATCAGGTACGGGCTTAACTTAATAAGCTCCGGTATCATTTCCTGCCCGGTCTCAACGAGTTCATCAAGCAGCTGCTTAGCCTTATTGTTCGACCAAGTGACCTTGTCCTTAATGACCCCAAGGACATGCTTCTCAATGATTTCGTTTACAGCATCCGGCGCGATTTCGCGGGCAAGTTCCTTAGCCGTGTTGGTGTACCACTCGTCACCATTCATGGCGCTATCAGGGTGGTGGTAAAGAACTTCGCTCTTGGCGCGTTCAAGTAGTTTCTGCTGGTCTAGATAATCTCCGTAGGCCATGTTGTCTCCTTTTCAATGGTCAGGAATCGGTTTCGGTTTCGTGTTTCGAGTGCGCTCAGGATTTCGTCGCGGTACTCGTTAGTGCGCATATCCCACGCGACGGTGTAGGTATCGAGCCACGCCTCCAGCCGGGACTTCGTACGTTGAATACTGTCCCTATGCTCTTGAAGACGCTTACGCTCAGCCTCACGACGGGCATCTTCGGCGGCGCGCACTTCATCAACTTCTGTCTCGTATGAGGAATAAGCACTGGCCTTGGTGGCGTAGATGCTTTCTTGTGCGCCTGCGAGCCATGCTGCTGCGGGGCCTTTGCCTAATTTCTCTTCGAGCCAGGCTCTGGCATCAGGGTCGTTGGCGAACTTGTCAGCGGCGTACGCCTCTTCTTCCATGGCCCGCTTCTTACGGGCTTCTTTTTTCTCAGCCTCAGACTTGCGCCTATCCCGCTCATCACGAGCTTGGCGATACGCGTCATCGAGTCTGATTGCACCTGATATAACGTCCCATGCCAGGTCCGGCAGAAAGTCGATGATTAGTCCTGCGCGGCGCATATGCGATGCCCAATTATCAGAGTTCGGGAGATTTCCCGAACTCATACTCCCCTGAGCCCAACGTCCATTTCCTGCTTTGTCTACAGTTCGTTTCCCATCATGTTCCAGTGACAATGCGGTAGACATGGCGCGGGAGCCGGTGGGTTGGTGGCGGCGCTCATTGCGGGAGCGGACGAACGCGCCAACATCCTTCGGGTCTTCAATCTCAATTGCTGGTTCGATGCCTAGGCGCTTACACGCTTCCCAACGATTGCGCCCATCAATTAGAATGCCGTCTGAAGTAACAGTGATAGGGTCGCGCTGGCCATTTTCCTTAATATCTGCGGCCAGCTCTTCCAACTGTTCTTCGGACAGCATGGGGTAATACTCTGCGTGCTCATGCACGCCGGTAATCTTCATGCTTTCTCCATTCTTGCGGCGTTGTGTGGCCGCTGTGGCATGTCAGGGACTTGCACCCTGTGAGTGGCTGCTTCATGCCGTGTGGTTTTACGTCACCCTTGTGGTTCCCTCCCGCTTACGGCGGGGTGTCTGCCTGTCGGCTTGCCTAGGTCGTCGCAATCTAAGAACCATGCTCGCTAGGCCCGTATCTTCGGCGGGTGACTATTCACTATTCAGTTCTGACTCAACGCGGCCTGCTAGTCCCTCAGCTATCCCCTAGTGAGGGCGCTAGCGGCCTTGTGCCTACCCGTGACTTGCACACGGGTGTCTGCTAGTTAGGCGATGTCGTTTCCTTGCCACACGCCCACGACGGAGGCGTTTCGTAGTGCGCTTCGTGACCGGGTGAACCCGATGTGCTGGATAAGGCCACGGCCCCGCCAGTAGCGGAACAGGCCACCCCAAGCGTTCGGGTGCTCCGGCTCGACTCCGCACACCTCGCGCACATCATCAGCGGTAAAAGGCTTGCGGGACTTCGCCAGCTCAGCCACGGCCTTATCAGCGGCGGTGTACCAATCAGCGCCGGCGCGAACCGCAGCCATGTACGCGGCCTCAGCAGGATGCGTGTCAGGCATGATGCACCCCCTTGTAGGCCAAGCCACGGTCAAGCGGAAACTCCCCAGTGAGGCGGATGAACATTGAGCTGAAAAGCTCGGCGGCGGTAGTGATGTGATGCTTACCCATCGTGTAAACTCCTTGAATAGATAGTGATTCTGACTAGCCCCGCTGCAACGGGGCTTTTCTTATGCGACGACTTGATTGGGGTCGTGCTTGATGAGGATTCGGTCTGGTTGCGCCCCCAACTCGGATAAAGCGTCTAGCACCTGTGGGGTTGGTCGGCGTTTCTTGATTGCGGCATTCCAGGTGTTTCGGGATAGTCCCGTTCGGTTTGCTAGGTCTACCGCCGTAGACAGATGATTAAGTCGCTTTACCCGGTCGAGCTCGTCAAGACTGATAAGAAACATTGTCTTTTCCTTCTCTCGTTTAACGGGACTGACAACATTCTATGTCTATCAAACAGTTATTGACAAGGATGTAATTCAGATGGGGGTACCCAAAATGTCTTTCCGCTGCATAACCCCCACTTGCTGACAACTTTTTTGTGCACTAAGGTTTAGTGCATGACAACCCCAGCAGACATCAAAGACGTATTCGCCAGCCTCTCCGGGCGACGAGTAACCGCCCAAGACATCGCTGACATCCTCAACACGTCACGCAACACCGTGAACCTGCGACTGAAGAACGGCCTAGACGCCGAAGACATCATCGAAACCGCACGCGGCCTCCACATCAACCCCGTCGATGCCCTCGTCGAACTCAACAAACTCAGCCGCGACGAAGTCTTCGACTTCATCGAAGGCGGAGCCAAACTCCTCGCCACCGCCAGCATCGAAGAACTCGTCTACCGGCTAGCCGAAGACACCCTCAGCAACCTTGACAAAATCGAACTCGGTGCAGCAGCCCGCGCCCTCCTCGAACGCGAGACCACCCCGCATCTCACCCCCGTGTCCGATGCGCATGATTCACTACCGGATGAGGATGACGGCACCGTCATGGAGTGGGATGACAGCATCCCGCACGCTGCTGACTCCTCCCCCGATGAGCAGGCAGAGCGTGAGAAACGAGGTGAAGATTTGATTGATTAACCTTGACGCCCTAATCGACGTGGCGCAGGTCCGGGGCTACCGCATCAGGTGGCACCGCGGCGGGCCTAAAGCAGCATGGCTCCCCCACCGGAACACCATCACCCTGCGCGTCGGCATGGACGATGTCACCACCCTGTGCTCCCTCGCCCACGAGCTCGGCCACGCACACTACGGTGACCCGCCAGGCCACCACGGGGCACACGAGCTACGCGCCGACCGCTTCGCCGCCCGCATCCTCGTCAGCCCCACCGAATACGCCACAGCAGAAGCACTCTACGGACCACAACCCTCACTCATCGCCCACGAATTGGGTGTGACGGTCAAAGTCCTCAAAACTTGGCAAACTCTCCACGAAAGACAAACAGCATGACCGACATAAATCCCTTCGGCAGCGACTACACGCAAGAAGTAGAGCGCGAAAGCTTCTACTTCGACAACATCCGTGAACTAGCCGAATCCAACCTCGCAGACCCCGGCGAAGAATTTGAACTAGACCTACAAATACTCCCGGTCACTGACTACTACGGCATGGAGCGCGCCATCATCGTGCGCGACGGAGTCAGCACCTTGGGGTGGCTCCCCGGCGAAGACCGCGATTACTGGTGGCCTCTTGCCTGTGCTCTCCACGATGCCGGAGAGCAGATTGAAGTACCCGGCAGGGTGTGGACATGCCCGGACTGGGAAGGTGATTTCTATGCTTCGGTACGGCTCGCGATGCCCACCATGGCGGAGGCTGAAACGGAGATTGAGAATGATTTTGTGGAGCTCACCGCAGAGAACCGTAAAGCGTGGACACATTTTGAGAACTTCATTGAAGAGTATTGGGATAAGCGTTGGGTTAAAGCTCATGGGATGAGTGAGGCGGAAGTGCAACGCCGGTTCGAGGAAACTAGACGCCGAAGCGAGCAGTTACTAGCGGAGCGCGATGCCGCTTCACCCGCGGCTCCGAAATACACAGCTTCTGAGAACCCGTTTGCTAGCGAGGGGCTTTCTCAGCCCGAACCCGCTCCTGTTCCTGCTCCTGCTGCGACGAATGCATTGCCGCCGAATGTTGGCGCGTCGCCAGTTCCTGCACAAGTGATTAATCGCCCTGTGATGTGGATTCTCTGGGTGTTCCTCGGGCTTTTTGGTGGGCATCGTTTCTACCTCGGGAACATAGGCATGGGCCTTATTCAGCTGTTCACCGCTGGAGGTTTCGGCGTTTGGTGGATCGTGGATGCCTTCATCATGAGTAAGCGAGCTCGCGCCATTGATTCCGGTATAGAGCCACGAATCAAGTTCTAAAACGTAGGAATGCCCTTGCGGAGCTGAGCTCAATACGCAAGGACACCCTAGGCCCAACGGGGGGATTGTGGGCCAACCTCAGCATAAAGCAAACCGGCCCCTGGCGCTCAACATGTGGAAGTGGAGGAGCACCAAGGGCCGGGATACACGAACCCCGGCTAGGGGTCGGAGTTGTCGCCCGGGGCGTTCTTTCAGCCCTGGCTAACAAGGAGAAATCATAATGGCAAGCATCAAACCCTACAAGACCGCAAAAGGCAGGGCGTGGCGAGTACAATACCGCAGCCCCGACGGTAAAAACCGCACCAAACAAGGATTCCGCACCAAAAACGAAGCACAAGCATGGGCAGACATCAACGCTACCCACATGCACCAACAAGACTGGATCGACCCCAACGCCGGGCGCATCAAAGTCAACGAAGTTGGCGAGCGCTGGCTTTCCATGCAAACACACCTCAAGCCTAAAACGTTGCATGAGACCATAGGCCTGTGGCGCCGATACGTCCAGCCCACATGGGGAGATGCTTCCGTGGCGTCAATTAAGCCCAGCATGGTGCAAGAATGGGTGTCCACAATGGGTAAGTCTGGCTCTACGGTCAGGCAAGCCCACGCGGTACTAGCGAAAGTCCTTGACCTGGCGGTGATGGATAGGGCCATACGTGAGAATCCAGCGCGTGGCGTGAAACTGCCCCGCAAGGGAAAAGCAGTCAAGGTCTACCTGACCGCAGAACAACTAGGGGCGCTTGCTGCAGCGTGCACCAGGAACAAGGAAATTGTTTGGGTGCTCGGCACAGTTGGGCTCAGGTGGGGCGAACTTGCCGGGCTACAAGTCCAGGACGTGAACGTGCTTCGCGGGCGTTTCAACATTGAGCGCTCCGCTGTCACAGTAGGCAGCGATATAGCGATTGGCACACCAAAGACACACGAGCGGCGAAGCGTGGCTGTCCCCAGGGAGGTTATGCGTTTGGTGGAACCCCTCATTGAGGGGCGTGGCCCGGAGGAGTTTGTGTGGGCGCGAGCTGATGGTACGCCTCTACGGGTGCCGACTCATGGGGATTGGTTTGACCTTGCGGTGAAGAAGTGCATGGAGGGGGACGACGGTTTCCCGCGTGTGACTCCGCACGGCTTGCGGCATGTGGCGGCGGGGCTGATGGTGTCCGCCGGGGCGAACGTGAAAGCGGTGCAGCGGCAGCTTGGCCACGCGAGCGCGGCGATGACACTCGATACCTACGCAGAGTTGTGGGATGAAGACTTGGAGGCGGTGAGTCGTGCGGTGGGGGAGAAAATTTCGGCGGTCGTGGATTTGTCGTGCAGACCGGCCTAAAAAGGGTGTTTACGCTGGATAAATGGGGTGCTCTTGGCAGGTTCGATCCCTGTCAGGGGCACTTTTTCATGCCCGCCTACCCCGAATCGGCCAGTACGCCCCGGCCCACTTTTTGCGACGCCACGTTTGCAGGTGAGCGGCTTGTCGCATTTTGCATCTCCCCAGACCTGAAACCCGCAACCTGCAGGTGGGCGTCGTCAAGCGCCCTCCGGCACCAAGCCACTCACTTGGAAGTTTCGGGATCGAGGTCTGGGGATATGGAACTAGTGCAAGCGCACCTTAATATCCGCAACCACTTCTTCCGGGTTCTTCGCCGAAGCAATGAGAGAACTCCGGCCCCATTCAATGCGCACCGTCGGCCCAGAGACGATATAGGCTGGTGCGCCATCGACGATGCGCGGGCCCGCACCTTCTTTAAGCCCCGTCTCCGGACCGATACTCACCCCGGTGATCTCGCGCAGGAGAATTCTCTTTGTGAAGACGCCAAAGACGGACACCGCAACCTCGCCATCGTTGACGGCGATCTTCACCCGCATCAGAAGGCAGGCCACGGTTGCAATGATGACTAGGGCACCAAATAGGATTGCTGCCCACGTGGAATCAATCATCGTGGGCACCACCGCTGCCACGACGGCAAGGCCAACGACTATTCCCATCCACAGGAGCGGACCGTTGAGATAGCGAATGTAGATGCGAGAGTCCATGGAGATCAGGCTATCGGATTAACGCTCTCTCGGACGAATACGCCCTTCGCGCTCACCGAAAGGACGGGCGGCGGCTGATCATGGAACGACGGTGAGCGCGAAGGGTGTAGGAGTCATCATGCCTCGAGACATCGCACTCGGAGATTAATTCTCAGGCTTAGCAGTGGCTCAAGCCACCTGATGGATCCACGTCACGAGTTAGAGAGATGAGCCTGGTGATAAAGATGAGGCCCCAGCAGACAATTCTGCTGGGGCTTAAAGTCAAGCTACTCGCTTCTGCCGAACGGCAGCAAGGGAGCGAAACAGGTTACTGCGTGATGTACTGGTTGACGATCGGCTGGGTGATGTCCAAGGTGCCGTGCTCGATGTAGTACATGCCGAACATCATGGCGCCCAGCATCACCACAGAGAGAAGCATAGAGGGAATCCACTGAACGAAGACGGATACCCAGCCGTCAGCCTTGTCACGTGCAGCTGCTTCGCGCTGTTCCTGAGCCAAATCGCGCTCGACCATTATGTTTTGTCCTTTCACTTAGCTCCCCTAGCCAGATGGCGCTCTCGCTCAAGCTGCCTCTGAAAAGCGCGGGGATGCTCGCCCTTTAACACAGAGTATCTTAGCAGTTTAAACAGAGCCGCCCGTAGTTAAACCCAGTAAATCTAGCCGCCATCCACCTTTAGTATGACACCGACTGTGGGCTAGACCCCAGGGTCTTCGTTGTTATTGAGCGCTTCGATGAATCCCTCGCGGTCTTGGAACATACGCTCAATATCCTCATCCGCACCAATAATCCACAGCTGCGAGGCGTCATCGAAGGTCAGCGCACCCTCCGCGTGCTGCTCGAGTGCCGCCTCAAGCGCGGTGGCTTGTTCCTCGGTGAGTTCATCCAGATCATCGACCGGGCCGACTTGGGCGCTGAGCTCTTTCAGCGGAGTAATGCCGTACGTAGCGTACTGGCGCTCGGGATGCTCAAACAGTTCTTGTCCCATCAT